ATCCCCCTCCGCCGCCACCACCGACGACTAGAAAGTTAATTTTTGGTGCATCTCCTCCAGCTCCAAATCCTAAAACTTGGTAACCAAAAGATTTACCTCTTGTTGATCTTTTTTTATTTGAGCCTTTACCTTCGACTGTTAGTGGATGGTCTATTTTTCTCATGTCTATACTCCTTACGCGTCGTTAGCTGCGTCTGTAGTAAAGAATATTCTAATTCCTAGGACTCTAGCATCACCTGTAAAGGTGTCACTACCATCAGCCGCGTCTCTAAATAATTGAAAATAAGTTTGCTCACCTGCTGCTGGAGATCCAGCAACTGTAACAGCCCCACTTTCAGCTGTAATTTGTTGATCTTCTACTGTTCCAATACCAGTATCTGTAACATTAACAGCTGTTCCATATGCAACATCGATAGTGTCACTATCTGCACATGCAACTCCTTGTAAACCATATATACAGTCTCCTGTATTTGTGCTGCTTGGTGTCCAATATACTTGGTAAGTTATTGTTCCTTCATTCCATGACTTAGGAAATGCTACTGAAAATTGTGCGTATTCTTTTGTACTTGCGTCAAAATCTAATACTTTTAAATCTGGTCTTGTTGCTGTTGTTTCTGCTTGCGCAGCTTCAGCGCCGTTAGTTGTAGCTCCATACATAGCAGCAGCTGGAACCCACATAGTTTCCTTTCCTGCAATTTTAACTGCAGCAACAGTTCCGCCACCATCTTCTGCTTGAATGACTCCACTCCCTTTTGTCTGAAGAGCAATACCAATATTAGTATCGTCACCAGAAGCTGTGATTGTAGGATTGTTTCCTGTAGCAGCATTTGCTAAAGTTATTTCGTTAACTGCAGAACCTGTCGCTGTTAATAAAGCTAATTGGTTTCCGCCAGTATCTAAAATAGAAGTTCCAATTTTAGGGCTAGTTAAAGTTTTGTTTGTTAAAGTCTGTGTTCCAGTTAGGGTTACATCACCATCACCAAAACCTAGTGTATAAATATCTGGGTTAACTCCATCGTCTGCTGTAGCAAATACAAGTTGATCACCTTTATCAGTTGCTGAAAATGTAAAACTATCTCCTGAACCTGAAACATATTTAAACTGAACAGTGAATGCACCAGAAGTAGAATTTCTTAAAAAATAAAATGTTTGTGCATCTAGAGGAATTGTTACGATTTGGTTTCCAGTAATAGTACCTGTAAACTCAATCATTCTGTGAGCCATAGTTGCGCCAGTTGATCCGTCACTAACGGACAACGCTGTTGTTTGTGCGCCACCTGCTATAGATTGTGCAGAAAATCCACCTGAAATTTGTTCAAAAATTTGTAAGTTAGTGTTTGTTTTTGTTCCCCAAGTACCGGCATTTTCTCCGGTTGCCATTAGCTCAACGCCAAGTGGTGTAAATGTTGATGCCATAAGTTCGTTCTCCTATTTACGCTGCATGCGTTATGTCTGTATACGATGTCGTAGCTGTTATGTCAATATCTTTATACGCTAACGTACCAAACCCTACAGTTCCTAAATTACTAGGTAATTCTATTCCTGTCAAGCCTACTGTCATATCAGTAACAGTTGTAGATCCAACAGCAGATCCCATTGTAACACCAGTTAATCCTACTGCCATTTGATCCACTGTTGTAGATCCAATAGCAGATGACATTTGTATTCCAGTAAGATCAGCTATTTGAGTATCATCAATAGTTAAACCACCAACAGCAGATCCCATAGAGACGCCTGTTAATTCGTAAGTCTGTTGGTTACCAAGAGAACCTACAGCAGAACCTATTACTAAACTAGCTAATCCTTGTACGTGATCTGTGCCATCGTTAATACTTAATTGTCCAAGGCCAGCACCCATTGTAACGCCAGTAGGTGTAAATTTAAAATCAAAATTTTGTGTGGTGCTTCCAACAGATGCACCCATTGATATGCCGGTTAATCCAATAATACTTTCGGGTTTAATTATTAATTCTCCACCCCAATTATTATCACCCCATGCAGACTCACCCCAAGCGTTTGGACCTTGGGCCATAGCCATTGTTAAACCATCTATTTGTACAGTGGTTGTATTGGTGCCCCAACCACCAATGCCCCATTCATCTCTACCCCAACCTTCAATAGATTGTGCATAAGCAAATGTTCCGACTGATGCGGACATTGATAAACTTGTTAATGGAACAACAGGACTAAAACTTTCTCCCCAAGGCTCTGAACCCCAAGTGCTGTGACCCCAACCTTGTTCAGGAAAGGCTGATAATTCACCTAATGCAGAAGTTATTGTAAAACCAGTTAATGGAATAAATTCATCACCAGCATCACCCCACGAACTGCCACTTCCGTAAGAATCAGCGCCCCATCCTTGAGTAATTGCGTCGGTTGTACCCCAACGGTCTGTACCCCAGGTAGTGCCTGCTTCATTCCAAGAATTGGCCATAAGGATTTACCTCCTTACGTCAGTCTTATAATGGCTGAGCTCGCGTCGTTAGTTGGAAACTGAATTGTAAAAGTTCCTGAAGAAACAGTTTTGTCTCCTCCGAAAGCTACTACGCATACTGCGTTTGTAGTGCCAGACCCTCCAGCCATAGTCGTGTTGTAAATCAAACAACCGTTAGCTGTGAATGAAGCACTAGTGAAACTTACGTCAGAAAAATCTGTGAATGCAGTTGTTGAATCTAAGCCTACTCCTGTGTTAGTTAGAGTGGCTCCACCTGCAGAATAACCAGATCCAGATATTTCGTTTGATGTAGAGTAAACAGTTGTAGCAGCGCCTAAAGATGCAGAACTAGTAAACATTGCAAGTTTAAAAGTATCGCCTCCGTTACCAGATGTATCTAAGCTATGCTTACCTTGTAATAGTTCTTGTTTAAAGCTTGAACAAATCGCTGATGATATTGCCATAGTGTTTTCTCCTTATTACGGAGACGGAGATTTGACTGGTATTCTGATTGTTCCATCAGTGTAGTCGTCTCTTCTTCGTCTACCAATTTGCGCTCCCGCAAACTTCTGTACCTCTTGTTTATATTTATTTTCATATAATGTCAACATATCCATTGGGCCTTTTAAAAACCCATAAGCTTCTACCAAGCAGGCATATAGAAGTCCTTGAGGGAAATGTAGACTAACATAATTAGTTTGATTACTAGACTCTAAAGTATTAGGCATTTTGTTGTAATATATATTAAATAAGTAATTAGCATCTGGTGTAGGTGCCACATAAATACCGCCAGAAGTAGTTGAACTTAACCCTGTAGCTCCACCAAACATGGCATAATATTTAGGTAAACCAGTAACATCTTGACCTGTTTGAGATCCCTCTGGTCCTGTCAGCTTTCCTACATATTCTGAAATGTATGTCTGATCTTTTTTCTCTAGCCATTGACCAGCACCATTTGTATTAGCTGTAGAATTAAATACTTCAATACCTCTTACAAAAAATGCTCCTGCAGGAACATTAATAGTATTATCGTCTGCAACAAAAGTTCCTTGTGATGCAAATCTATCAGAGTCCATTGGAATATCTAAAAATATTCTTTGTTGTGCGTTTAAAATTAAACTTTCTAAAGTATCTGTTGTTAAAACATTAGAATCTACTTCCGTATAATTTCTAATTTGTGTAACTAATGTATTGTAACTTATTCCTGACATATTATGCTCTTTGGTTTACAGGTCCTGCAAACACAAAAAATCCTCCTCCAGTTTCCGCACTCGATGCAGTTGCAGCTAAATCAAAAGTAAAACTATTACTGTAGTTTTGTGATGAGCCAGCATCATTCGTTGCGCTTTTTACTTGTCTTGTTATCTTATACGATCCAAAAACTTTTGCACCTGAATCATGCGTGGTTGCAACAGTTTTTTTATAAGTTCTTCCATAAGTTGGTGCTGATGTTCCTCGTGTGCAACCGGTTAAGTCGTTTCCGGCTTTACCTGTGTATTGAATTGTTTCGTCTTGATACTCCCCAAAGGTTGCAGAGCTAGAATCTTCGTTAATTTTTTCTATTACAATAAAACCGCTAGTTGGAAAATTAGTTGCATCTGTCAAAGTTATGGTAGTAGCAGACGCAGAAATATTTCCGTTTAAAGTAGTTTCCATTTGAAATCTGTCTACGGATACACCTCCAACTGGAGACTTAACTTCATAAAATCTTATAGCATCATTTGTTTGAAATGGATTTGTATCATCAAGAATTATATCGTCTGATGTTTGAACGTTTACTACAGTTGATGCAGCTGTTGTTGTAAAAGGATCTGTTCTTAAAGCAGAAGGAGTTGGTAATGCTTCTCTTGCTGGTCTTGCATGTTGCAAAGCCTGTGGATCTGCTGTTGTTGGTCTTGGTTGAAGTTGGGGTTGTTTTTTTTCATACTCTGAAATATGAACCCATGCTCCATTCCATTCTTGAACCATTTCTGTATATGGAAATCTCATCCCAGATCTATCTGAGATCATGAATGCATGTTTACCTGAAGCAAAATTACCCATTAACCAATCTCCGGATAGTATACTTTAGGACTTATGTATGTACTTACTGGAGAACCATCTTCTGAAAGTGCTCTTTGTAATTCATCTTCATATAATAATTTTAATTCTTGAACTCTTTGTGGTGCATATTTAATAGCTAAGTAATATGCTAGACCAGAAGCCATGCACGGAACAAACCTGTATGGAACATCTGCAGCATTTGTATATGCATCCCCTGCATCTTGAATTCTTCTTACGTAGTAATAATTTATAGTGTTGCCTGCTTCAGAAGCACCTGGTGTTAGGTACAATGTTATTGTTGTTCTATCTATAAATCTTTGAACCCAATATTGAGTTGGAGTTCCTTTATCTGTTTTGTTTGAAAATGCAGAATACTGAGATCTGCTTATTTTTGTTAATGGTGAATCTACACTAGAAGAGTTTCTATACACAGCTTCTAAAACATCATCAACACCATAAACAGCAGTGGCGTCTGAAGTACCATCACCTGGTGATCGGTACATGATATATTCAGATTGGCCATCTACTAAAGTTATTGAATTATTTGCTACTTCCCAATAGTGCAATCCTCGATTGCCCCACTCTTGAAACATGATATTTAAAGATCTTCTAGCTGTTCTTAATTGATAGCCAGCAACTCCTTGCATACCTATTCTCTCGTAGGCTTCTTCGATTATTTCATCTATCTGAAAGTTCTTATCGAAAACATAAGAACCCGAAGTAGTGTTCGCCATGTTACGCTCCTGTGATAGTTAGTGTAACGCTTCCGTCCGATCCTGTTGTTTGTGATAATGTTGCACAAATTCCATCTTTAAACAAGATTCCAGAACCTGGAACGTACACCGCTAATCCTTCAGTGTCGTATTTAAATGTCGCCATTAAGTTACCTGCACCAGCTCCACCTGTTGTAGCTGAATCATGTAAAAGTAAAACAGAACCTGCTTCACCTCTACCTTGGATAGAAGTAACTCTAGCTCTACCAGCTCTCAACAATGAAATTGCACCGGTATCTTTTTGTAATGTTGTTTGGTCACTTGTAAAAGTTCCACCGCCGCCTATTGCCATAATGTTTCTCCTTATAAAAGTGCTCCCGAAGGAGCACTTTAATTATTTATATTACGCTGTTACTCCACTCGCAGCCACTCTAGACTGGAATGTGTTAAAGTAATCAACTACTAAGTGATTAGCATTTGTACCTTTATGTGCAATCATCATGTTCATTTCTAATGCAATGTCATCAGGCACAGTAGTAGCAGCTTGTACTCCTACAGGATTTCCATTTAGGTATAGTTTAAACTGATTCGCAGTAACACCTACTTCACTACCAGCTGGTTGAAACTGAAAACCTAGTCTAACTGAGTTACCTGGAATCGCTTGAACTGTAGCTGTTTGTGTTGGAATAGTTGAATCTTCGAAA